CCCGCGCGGTTGGCAGCTATACGACGCCGCCGTAACGACCGACCAAAACCGCCGCCATTGGGCCAACGCCGACAGCTTAAGCGCGCTCTGGGGGAACCGCGCCGACGTACGTCAGAAGCTGCGCGACCGCTCGCGCTACGAGCAGGCGAACAACGGCTACCTGCGCGGCGCGGTCCGCACCTCCGCGAACGACATCGTCGGACGCCGCGGGCCCCGCTACCGCTTCGCCTTCGAAGACGCCGACGCGAACGCCTGGCTCGATTGGGAATTCATGAAGTGGATGAAGGCGATCGGCTTCCGCCGCAAGCTGAAGACGTTCATCCGCGCCAAGAAAGGCGACGGGGAAGCAATCGCCATCCTGACGAGCAACGAAAAGCTTGGCACCCCGGTCAAGCTCGATTTGCGCCTGGTCGAAGCCGAACAGCTAAGAACGCCGACCTCCGCATACGGAATGCGCAACGAACTCCGCGACCGCAACGGGGAGCTATCGCTCATCGCGACCGACGGAATTCTCTTCGACCGTTTCGGGAACCCAACCGAATACCACATCCTGCGCGAGCACCCCGGCGGAGGCTTCGCGATTGACCCGTGGGCCTTCGACCGCTACCCCGCCGCCAGCGTGATCCACTGGTTCGATGTCGAGCGCCCTGGACAAGCGCGCGGCGTCCCCGATACGACGACATCCCTGCCGCTCTGCGCCATGCTCCGCCGCTTCTCGCTCGCGAGCCTGCAAGCCGCCGAGATCCAAGCGGATTTCGCTGGCGTCCTCGAGACGGACGGCGCCGCCGATCCCGACTCGCCGGCCGTCGAGATCCCCGGAATCGAGCTTGAGCGCGGCATGATCCCGACGCTCCCCGACAAGTACAAGCTGCACGCCTTCGACCCGACACACCCGACAGCCACCTATCCGCAGTTCAAGCGCGAAGTGCTCTCCGAAATCGGCCGCGGAATGGGCCTGCCCTACAACGTGATCGCCGCCGACAGTTCGAGCCACAATTACAGCTCCGCCCGGCTCGATACCCAGGAATATCAAGACGACGTTAACGACGAGCGCAACGACGTCGAAGAGGTTGTTCTCGAGCGAATCAAAGACGCCTGGCTGGCCGAGGCCTTGGCCATTCCCGATTATGTCCCGTTCGAATTGACTGAGCCGCCCGCCGGCATGGGGGACTGGTTTTGGTCCGGCTGGAACTACATCGACCCGACCAAGGAAGTAACCGCCATCCAGGTCAAGCTCGAAATCGGCATGACCACGCTCAAAGCCGAGCACGCTAAAAACGGCGACGACTGGCTTGAAGTCATCACGCAGCGCGGCATTGAAATCAAAGCCTGCGCGGAAAATGGGGTTCCGCTCGCGATGGCCCTTCCCGCGCCGCCGGCCACCAACGATCCAAACCACCCGGCGAACCGTCCCGATCCGCCCGCCTCCAATCGACACCGAGAGGAGGCGCTCGCATGGCGCTAGACCATATCACCGTGCCGCACTTCGGGCGCGCTGCCGAGTATTCGGATATCTGGCTGATCGAACCGCGAGCCGGCGCGGCGCTCTGGCAGCAGGCCCAACAAATCGACATGGCCGCCCACATGGCAGCGCCCGCGCGGCCGGCCGAATCGACCATGGAGCGATTGCCGGGAGGCGACGGAAAAAACGTCGCCATGATTCGGCTCCAAGGGCTCTTGATGAAGCAACAAGCATCGTTGGGCTCGAGCACATCGACAATCCAGGCGCGCCGCGACATCCGCCAGGCCGTGAACGACCCGACGATTTCCGGAATTCTGCTCGCAATCGACTCTCCAGGTGGGACCGCCGCGGGGACGGAGGCGCTCGCAAACGACGTTCGCGACGCGCGCCGCATGAAGCCCGTCTATGCCCAGATCGACGACATGGGCGCCAGCGCGGCCTATTTCGTCGCCAGCCAGGCCGACAAGGTTTTCGCCAGCAACCGCTCGAGTCAAATTGGCTCTATCGGAACCATGATGGCCGTCGCCGACGTCAGCGAAGCCGCGACGCGCGAAGGCGTGAAAATGCACGTCTTCGCCACGGGCCCGCTGAAGGGCGCCGGGATGCCAGGCGCGCCGATCTCCGACGGCCACGCCAAGTATTTTCAATCCTCGGTCGACGCCTTGCAGGTTCCGTTTGACGACGCGGTCAAGTCAAGCCGCCGCATGACCGACGGAGAACTGTCCGCCGTCAAAACCGGCGCCATCTTCACCGCCGAGGAATCGCAACGCCTCGGCCTCATCGACGGTATTCAGTCCATCGATTCAACTCTCGCTCAACTGACGAATCGGGGCGCTTCGTCCCCAACGATCCAAACCCACGCGGGCAAAGGAGCTTCCGCCATGACGTCGTTTGAACAATTTTGCCAGGCCCGCGGCTTCGAGCCGGCCACGCTGAACGAAAAGCAACGCGCGGCGATGCAAGCCGACTTCGAGGCGAGCCAAAAACCTGTCCAGGTCGCGCAGCCTGTCGCCGCCGGCCGCAACGGCAACAGCGAAGGCGCCAGCGTCATGGGAGATATCGAGCGCTTCAACGCCAACGCCCTCCGCGTTGCCGAGCTGCAGGCCGTTTGCCAGGACCTCGGCAACCCACGCGTGGAGTGGAACGGGGTGACTCAGACCGCGTATGAGCACGCCGTCAAAAGCAACCTATCCGTGGACGACGCCAAGCGATTGTGCGCCCTCGGCAAGATGCGCAACGAGAGGCCGATCCACTCCGGCATCGCCGTCGGCGTCTCGGGAGCGGATCGCGACTTGGTTATTCAGGCGGCGCTCGAGCAGTCGCTTAAAGTTTCCGGCGTCGAGAAGCGCTACAGCGACCAGATTTTGCAGGCCGCGCACACGCATTACCGGGGACAGTTAGGCCTGAAACGATTGATTCTCGAAACCGCGTTCGCGAACGGCTATCAAGGGAACTTGGACTCGCTCAAGACCGATCACGCCGGAGTTTTGCAGGCCGCATTTTCGACGATGGGGCTGACCGGGATTCTCTCGGCGACGATTAATAAAGTGTTGCTCGAGTCATTCAACGCAGTCGAACAAGCCTGGCGCGAGCTTTCCGGAATACGGAATGTCACGGACTTCAAAACGGTGACATCTTACCGGCTGACGGGAGACGGCAATTTCAAACTTCTCCCGCCGGATGGAGAGATCGAGCACGCGACCTTCGGCGAAGAGTCCTTCACCAACGCCGCCAAGACCTACGCCCGGATGTTCTCGATCACGCGGCAAGACCAAATCAACGACGACCTCGGTGCCTTTGCCGACAAGGGCCGCCAATTGGGACGTGGGGGCGGCCGCGCTCTCGTGGAAGCGTTTTGGTTGCTGTTCAGCGCCAATACGGCCTTTTTTGTGGACCCGTCGCAGAACTACCTGAAAGGCGCTACAACCCTGCTCGACGCTATCGGCATGGGATTAGCAATGGTGAAGTGGCGCGCGAAGGTCGATCCCGACGGGAAGCCGCTCGCCATCAAACCCGTTATCCTCCTGGTTCCGCCGGCGCTTGAGTTTACCGCAAAGCAGCTTATGGCCTCGGCCACGTTTAACACAGGCGGCGCGGCCACGGGCGCGCAGATTCCAAATCAGAACCCATGGGCCGGAGCTTTTCGGGTTGTCGTGTCTGACTACCTCACGACCGCTGCAACAACCTGGTATCTGCTCGCCGATCCGACGGACGTTGCGACCATCGAAGTCGCGTTCCTGAACGGCAATCAAAATCCGATCGTGGAATCCGCCGACACCGATTTCAACACGCTCGGTATCCAATGGCGCGGCTATTTCGACTTTGGCGTCGCGTTCCAAGACGCGCGCGGCGGGTTGAAAGTGAAAGGCGCGGCGTGAGCGCCCAAGCGTAGACGAGCAAAGCCAAAACGAGACACCGAATCCCAGAGGATTGAATCATGGCGCAGGCAACATTCGCATACGGCAATTACGCGACCGTGCACCACACGCCGGTCGCCGCAGTCCTCGCCGGCGCCGTCGTCGTCGTCGGCGACCTGGCGCTTGTCGCACATCACGACATCGCCGCCGGGGCCCTCGGCGTCCTCGCGGCCGGCCGCGGGGTCTACAAGATGATCGCCAACGGCATCATTGCCGAAAAGAAAAAAGTCTATTGGGACGACGCCACGGGGAAGGTTTCCACGACTGCGGGCGCGCTCAAGATCTTCGGGTACACCGTTACCGCCGCCGCCGCCGACGGAGACGTAATCGAGGTTCTACACGACCCCAGCGGCCCTGACCTGACCTAAGCCGGGGTTTTAGAGCAATGGCCGACATGATCCGCGACGGACTGGCCACGATGTGCGGCTTGCTCGAGACGCACGCGAGCCAGCAAGTGACGTAC